GGCTAAGTTATTTACATTAAAGTAGGTTATGCCTACTCTTACCGTAGCTGGCGTTGAAGAAGCCTTGAATTCCTACAAATCTGTAGGCTCTTCATTTATTCAGCAATTAAACCTGATTCTCCCAAGGCTATACGCTATGGGTATGTGGAGAGATCTAACGTATGAAACAACGATTTCGTCCACAGATCAAAACTTTACCCTACCTGAAGAAGCAGAATCTGTTCTTTCGGCCTTGATTGATAATGACCCTGCCATGGCAAGGGCTCAATTCCACGACTACCGTTTGACGGGGCGAAGTAACGATGGGACGACATTAGCTACATACGGTATCGTTGATGATGGGTTCGTGCCCACAATAAATGAATTAGAGGCCGATAAAGTTTACAAGATACAGATAAGTCCTATTGCTCCTGAGACTAGTATTCCCCGAACATCTACTAATTTTATTTCTATTACGGGTCTAAACAGTAGTAGTTCCGCTGAGTTACAAACATACACACCTAGTTTTGATACGGCACAGAGTTCCAACATAACTTCTACTCTTGAGTTCACATCAATCACAGAAATCAGAAACGGGGATTCTTCTTTATCTTCCCCAGTAATGGTTAGCGCAGTCAATGTTAACAATACCTCTGAAATATTAGAGCTAGCTGTTGTTCAAGAGGCTAACAAAGTAAATGCCTACCGACGCTACCGGATGGGAAATAACGCATCTAATACGGTTAAGAAGACTATGCGACTTCTTGTTAAACGAAGCTTTAAACCTCTCATAAATTCCTATGATGTTGTGCGACCTAGTAATCTAAATGCTTTAAAACACGGCTTGCTTGGGTCTGTTGCTGAAGACAATGCAGATTTGGAGCGAGCAAACTATCATTGGGGTGTGTGCAAACAACTTTTAGAAGAAGAACAAGACGCTTACCGAGGCGCCGCTAAACCTGTAATTAAATTTGATCCTTCTGGATCAGGATCCCGAATACCTAACTTAATGTAACCATGCTAAATTATATCCTAGAAAACCGAGACAGTCTTATTTCAATCGCTACCTCTGTGGTAGCTGTTGCTTCCGCAATCTGCGCCCTGACCCCTACACCAAAAGATGACGGTATTGTCCGTAAACTATATCTCGTGCTGGAATGGGCCGCGTTAAATGTCGGAAAAGCTAAGAAATGATTAAAGTAATTATTGCGGCACTACAAGCCTACGTATCCTACGTAAAATTAAAACACCGAAGATTTGTGTATGAACTGGAAGATGAAATTGATGAGCTTGCTGCCGATGGTAGCCCTGCTGCAAAGCTGCGGCTTGAGCGGATTGCGAAACGACTCCACCGTGAACTCAAGCGCACTGTATGATCCACCCACGATTACTTTAATTGAGGGAGAAACATATCAGTTCCGTGAAGGGAGTTTAGTGGGGCGCGACGACCACAAATTCCACAGTGATTATAGTTATCGTAGAGCAATCATTATTGGATCAAAATGATGAAAGACAGTTTAATAGTCCCTCTTATAGGAGCCATGTCACCAACAATAGGAGTTATATTATCCTACCAAGATCAACTTGAATACTGGCTCCGGATCATGTCCCTTGTCGGGGGAATTGCGGTCGCTGCTGTGACTATTTACCAAATGCTTAAAAAGAAATGATTGGGATTGCGGTAGGTCATTCACGATACGGGGATCAGGGTGCATGGGACATTAATTCTGTTTCTGAAAGGGAATTTAATAATGCGCTCATTCCCTTAATAACAGCTATGCTTAAAGTTCCTTATGTGGTCTACAACGATTACAAAGCTTCTAGTTATGTAGGAGCTATGAGTTATGTGTCTCGTAAGATGAAGAGAGATGGTGTTAACGCTTGTGTTGAGTTGCATTTTAATTCAGCTAGTCCTAAAGCAACGGGTCATGAATGGTTACATTGGGAGACTAGTAGGGGTGGGAAGACATTAGCTACGCAATTTAAGAATGCGATGGATGAAGCGTATCCTGAATTAGCTTCTCGGGGTTTAAAACCCAAAGGTCGTGGGAGTAGAGGAGCTTTATTCTTGCGGAAGACCCCATGCCCTGCGGTTATCGCGGAACCTTTCTTTGGATCCAATAAAAATGATGTGGCGCTTATTCACGCCGATATTTCTAAACTCGCTGGAGTCTATGCCGAAGGTATAAATAACTATTTCGGTTAATGACTATACCAAAAACAATACGAGTTGCTGGGCAGACTGTTAAGATTTCTCAAAAGAATCTTTCAGATGACAGTTGCTATGGGTTCTATAGCCCAGACCGTAAGATTATTTTTATCCACAATAAGCTAGATCATAAGACGGCAAAGGAGACTTTGAGGCATGAATTGATGGAGGCTAGCCTTTGTATATCTGGAGTGGGTTTTTGTGAAAACTTTGAGCAAGAGGCTGTGGTGAGGTGTATGGAGGAAGTTTTTTTCCCTGCATATGACCGATTGTTAAAGAGATTAGAATGAGTAGGCGAAAATTACCCCCGCAGTTTACGCGAGCAAAAGGAATGCTTGTGTTCACACCTACGGGGGATGATATAAAAGAAGCCTTTGAACGAAGTGAGGCTTTGGGAATTTTACCTAATTCGTTTACAAGAGGTGCTGGCAGAATGACAGGATTTATTGGGGAGATTGCGTTTGAGAAATTATATCCTTTGGCTAAGTATGTTGGAGACAAATCTTTTACTCACGACTATGTTCTAGGTAAAAAGACAATAGACGTGAAGTCAAAGACCTGCACGTCTATTCCCAAGCCGGACTACACCGCTTCTGTTAATTGTTTAAAATCAAAACCTCTAGGTGCTAAAGTTTATTTTTTTACTAGAGTTCGGAAAGACATGATGCGCGCTTGGCTTTTAGGTTGGCAAACGTCCACCTCCATACAGAATAAAAAAAACTATAAAAACCGTGGAGAATCAGATAGTTACGGGTTTCAATATAGAGTGAGCGGATATCATGTCCCTATATCGTCACTTCGGAGTTCAAACTCGTTGAAGTAATTTCTTCAGAATCAATGTCGTAAGGCTGGGTCACATTGATTATCCAAACCTTACCCATGCCTTTTCCGACAGATCGAATTGGCCGAACACTGTCATCTGATTTGCCTACATCTTCAAGATGAGATAAACCGTTTCTTACAAACTCTAACTTGTTGGACGCCCCCAAGGCCCGACCATTGTTATATGTGTGAAGTGCAACTTGGAACTCCGTGATAGTTCCTCTCCAAGAAGAGATTTCATTATTTTGTTCTCGGCAGGCTTTAGCAAAGTAATCAATCAACTCCGCGACTTGGGATCGGCTGGAGTTGTCGTAGGCTGCGTAGGAAATGCTCCTGTCAATAAAGCTTCTAACACCAAATCGATCATCATCCAGAACTTGCTTAGGGGGCTTCCAATCCATTAAGAACTTAGCAAATGCGGGCAGTTCTTCGTCAATAGTGGTTTCAAGCTCCTGTTTACACGGAAACCTAAAAGGGGCTTGCGCGACCTTAAAGGCCATTAACTTATCCCTATTACTGCTATCCATTGTTGGTAAAACAGACATCGAGTTTGGGTCATCGTTAAGACTCAATATAATTCTACCCGCCCATGGGAGCGTTACGGCATCGGCATACTTCGCCATAAATTGAATCTTGGGGTTAGCAACACCTCTTTTAATTAGCTCAGTAGCTTTTCGTTGGTCTTGAAAAGATGCGGCTGAAACAGTGTCGTCAATAACCCAACATGCGGCCCTACCTAAATCTTTATTGAATTTAGTTCCTCCAGATAAATAATCACTCGCGTCGGCAAAACCTCCAACTAATGCCGCAATAATTTTGTTAGACATAAGGGTTTTACCCCTTTTAGCAGGACCAACTAAAATACAAGCTTGCCCCTGATCTTCTCGATTATTTAAAAACGCTTTATAGAATCGTTGGAGCCATGCGAAAAAGTAATACTTAGTTCTAATAGGTGTTGAATCCACAAAAAACTGATCGAAGAATTTGTTTAAAAAAGGCCATTTAGTTATGTCACCATCTTCCGCTGGATGGATAGGTTCTACAGTGGCCGAGTTTAATATCCGCATCCCGTTATATGGAACGATTCTCGTCTGCCTTCTAAAGACTACGGGAGCAATTTCATCTATTCTATTTTGGTTACTAACTAAAATAATTGCCGCATCCACTTCAGAAACAAACTCCCCTTTCTTCGGTTTGTTTTTAAATCCTCTCTGCCGGAGTTCTAGAACTAATTGATCGCGTGGGATTGGTTTAGCCGTCCCATCAAGATGCTTAAAAAACTGTCTCCCATTAAACCAATACTCATCAAGAAGGTTCCCCATCTTTTCTTCTTCGTAATCTTTGACAAAAGAAGGTCCGAATATATCACGCCACGTTAGCCAGCCTTTATCCCGATCAGAGTATATGATCATCCCATCCTCAAAAACTTGGCAACCTTCGCGTTCGATGCCGTCATCCAACCAGAAAAGAGGTCCTCTAGAACCTACTTCAAAGTCTCCAATCCATCGATTTGGGAAGCGTGTCTCGACTTCTTTAGCGATCACTTCAATTGGGATTGACGTATCGACGGACTCAGGCGGCTTATCTTTAGCTGCTTTGAATAGCGCCGTCTGAACTATTTTACTGGGGATTTTCCCACCTAGATTAACCCAATCTACGCCCAATTCAAAGTATTGAGAGGGCTGCTCTGATTTAGAATCATACCCCGCTAATATTTTATTGAACTGCAAAATGGATTTAAGCTGCGTAAAAAATCCGGAGACT